ATCCGGGAGGGGCGCTCGCTGATGCCGTGCGGGGCGATCTTCCCCGAGCAGGGGCGGATCGGGCTGGAGCTGTTCAAGTCGCTGTACGCGGTCAGTGTCCCCAACCCGGACGGTACCGTGGACGATCTGGGCCGGCCTGTGCCGCCGACCTATGGGCAGGTCTGCCGGCCGTGGATCACCGAGATCGCGGAGGCGATCCATGGCGCCTACAACGTGGAGACGGGCGAACGCCTGATCCGCGAGGCGCTGATCAAGGTGCCGAAGAAGAACTGGAAGTCCGGCGTGGTGGCCGGGCTGATGCTGTCCCTAGCGGTGCTGAATTGGCGCCAGTCCAACGAGGGCGCGGTCATCGCGCCCACGAAGGAGACCGCGGACAACGTGTTCAAGCCCATGCGGGACGCCATCCAGGCGGACCCGGAGCTGAGCGCGCTGTTCCACATCCAGCCGAACATCCGCACGATCACGCACCGCGTGACCGGGATGTCCTGCCGGGTGTACGCGGCGGACACGGACACCATCGCCGGCAAGATCTGGGCGTTCGTGATCTTCGAGGAGCTGTGGCTGCTGGCGCAGCGGAAGGGCGCCGCGGACATGGTGCTGGAGGCGACGGGCGGCCAGGCGTCGCGGCCGGAGGGCGTGGTGATCTCGATCACCACCGAGTCCGACGGCGAGCCGGTCGGGGTCTACAAGGAGAAGCTGGAGTTCGCCCGCAAGGTGCGCGACGGGGTGATCCTGGCGCCGCACTTCCTGCCGCTGCTGTACGAGTGGCCGGAGGACATGATCAAGGCCAAGGCCTACCTGAGGCCGGAGAACTGGCCGCTGGTGAACCCGAACTGGGGTGCCTCGGTGGATCCGGTGGACTTCCAGCGGAAGTTCGAAGAGGCGGACGCAGCCGGGGGCGAGTCCCGCCGGCTGTTCCTCGCCAAGCGCCTGAACGTGCCTCCCAGCGAGAACATGGGCGGCAGTTGGGCCGGGACGCAGTTCTGGAAGCAGTGCGAAGACCCCGATCTCGTGGAGCTGGACGCCCTGCTCGAGCGATCCGAAGTGGCTGTGGTCGGGATCGACGGCGGCGGGCTGGACGACCTGCTGGGTCTGGTGGTGCTGGGCCGGTGCCGCGACACGCGGCGCTGGCTGCTGTGGGTGCACGCCTATGCCCACGAGGTGGTGCTGGAGCGCCGGCAGGACATCGCCGAGGCGCTGGAGGGCTACGCCAGAGCCGGCGAGCTGACGCTGGTCGGCCTGCCGGGCGAGGACGTGGAGGCCGTTGCCGGCATCTGCTGCAGGGTGCGCGACGCCGGGCTGCTGCCGGAGAAGCACGGCATCGGGGTCGACGCGGCCGGCATCGGCGACATCGTGGACGAACTGACCTCCGAGGCGCGCGGCTTCGCGCTGGAGATGATCGCTGCGGTGTCGCAGGGCTGGAAGCTCAACTCCGCGATTAATACGGCCGAGCGGAAGCTGGCCGGCGGCGAGCTGGTGCACGGCGGCTCCAGCCTGATGGCCTGGTGCGTCGGAAACGCCAAGGCGGAGCAGAAGGGCAATGGCGTGATGATCACGAAACAGGCGGCGGGCTCGGCCAAGATCGACCCGCTGATGGCGATGTTCAACGCGGTGACGCTGATGGCACTGAATCCCGAGGCCGGGACCAGGCAGATCAGACAAGGATTCGTGAGCCTATGAACCGGAACGTGAGCACCGCCACCGTCGCGCGCGAGCGGTTGCTGGCGGTGCAGGCGATGGACCAGGTCGCAGCGCGTGCGCCGCAGGCACTGACCGACGGGGAGACCGTTCTCTCCTCGGATGCCATCAAGATGTTCGAGATCTTCGGGAACCCGGCCACGGCCTCAGGCGCAGTGGTCAACCCCACCACCGCAATGCGGGTGTCGGCGGTCTACGCGTGCGTGAGCCTGATTGCCGGCTCCATCGCGCAGCTTCCGCTCGCCATCTTCGAGCGCAGCGGCGACATCCGGAAGCGCGCCGAGCACGACTACTGGTGGATCCTCAACGAGGAGTTCGCACCGACGTGGCCTGCGGCGGCTGGCTGGGAGTTCCTGTTCACGCAGATGCTCCTGCGCGGTGACGGCCTCGCGTACATCGTCCGTAACCGGGCCGGGAAGATGACAAGTCTCATCCCCTGGCCACGTGACCGGGTGGACATCTTCGAGCAGGAGCGCAGCGGGCCGAAGGATCCGCGGCGGCTGGCTTACCGGTTCCGCGACGAGACGGGCTACTTCGTCGCCGACCAGGCGGACGTCCTGCACATCCCGGGGTTCGGCTTCAACGGCATCAGTTCGATGTCGGTGATCCAGTGGGGCGCACGCAACGGCATCGGCATCGCGCTGCAGGGCGACGAGCATGCGGGCAAGTTCTTCAGCGAGGGCGGCAAGCCCGAGGTGGCCATCCGGGCCACCGGCCGGATGAGCCCTGACCAGCAGGACGACTTCCGCGCAGCCTGGGTCTCCAAGTACGGCGGGACGCAGGGCAACCGGCGGATCCCCCTGATCCTGACCGAGGGGCTGGACGTCAAGGAACTCACCATGTCGGCCGTCGACCAGCAGCTGCTGGAGTCGCGCCAGTGGGAAGTGATCGACATCGCTCGCGCCTTCGGAGTGCCGCCGCACATGATCGGCGAGACCACGAAGAGCAGCAGCTGGGGCACCGGCATCGAGCAGATGTTCATCGGGTTCGTGAAGCTGACGCTCGGCACCCACCTGAAGCGGGCCCGCGACGAGCTCAACAGGAAGCTGTTCCCGTTCTCGCCGCGGTACTTCTCGGAGCACAACGTGGACGCCCTCATGGCCGGCGACTCGAAGGCCCAGGCCGAATACTTCGGCAAGGCGCTCGGTGGCCCTGGCGCGCTCGGCTGGATGGCGGTCAACGAGGTGCGCCGGCTGAAGAATCTCGAGCCGATCGAGGGCGGCGACAAGCTGTTCATCCCCAAGGCCGATGCGGCACCCGCGCCGGCCCCTGCCAAGGAATCGACCAATGAAGACCCCAAAGCTGCTGCAGCTGGCGCGTAACAACGCGCAGGCATCCAAGCCGCTGCGCGCCGAAACGGCGGGAAGCGAGGCCACGATCTACCTGCACGGCGTGATCGGCGGGTTCTGGGGCGACATCGATGAGACCGAGTTCGCCAAGGCGCTCGCTGGCATCGATGCCGAAACCATCCACCTGCGGATCGACTCGCCCGGCGGCGACGTGTTCGCTGCCCGCGCCATGATGACTTCCATCGCACAGCACCCGGCAAAGGTAGTCGCCCACGTCGACGGCCTGGCCGCCTCGGCCGCCACCGGCCTGTGCATGGCCTGCGACGAGGTGGAGATCAGCCAAGGTGCCGGGTTCATGATCCACAACGCCTGGACCATCGCCATTGGTAACAAGGGCGACATGCGTAGCACCGGCGACCTCCTCGAGAAGATCGACGCCGGTCTGGTTAATGACTATGCCCGCCGGACCGGCAAGACCGCCGACGAGGTGGCGGCATGGATGGATGCCGAGACGTGGTTCACCGCCGACGAGGCCAAGGCGAATGGTTTCGCCGATCGCGTGGTCGAGGTGGTGGGCAAGCGCGCCAGCAACCACTGGGACCTGTCCGCCTACAACAACGCGCCCAAGCCGCGCACCGAACCGAAGCCCGACTCGGAGATCGACGTCGAGGCGCACCGAAACGCACTGGAGCGGCGCCTTGCGCTGCTCGAGCGCGCACCTGCGTAAGCGGCTCCCGCTCGCAGTCCACGAAGCCGCCGAAAGGCGGCTTTTTCATTGCCAGAAGGAAACACGAACATGGGATTCAATCTGCAGGCCGAGCGGGAGCGCCGTAACGCGCTGGCGAAGGAAACCCGCAACATCCTCGACCAGAACCCGGGCGCGACCTGGAACGACGAGCACCAGAAGCAGTACGACGAGAAGGTGGCCGAGATCGAGCGCATCGACGCCGCGATCGAGCGCCACCAGAAGGTGCTCGACCTGACCGCCGAGAAGCACTTCAAGGATGCCGGTGGCCGCGAGCGCGATGTCGAGGTGCCCGAGGCCAACGCGCTCTTCAACAAGTGGTGCCGTGTCGGAGACAAGGGGCTGTCCGACGAAGAGCAGCGGGCCATCTACAACACGATGTCCACCGGCACCGGCTCCGAGGGTGGCTACACCGTCCCGACGACCGTCGCCACGAGCATCCTCGACGCGCTGAAGGCCTACGGCGGCATGCGCCAGGTCGCCGACGTGATCCGCACGATGTCCGGCGAGGCGATGAACTTCCCAACCTCCGACGGCACCTCGGAAGAGGGCGAGCTGATCGGCGAGAATGCCTCGGCGACCGATGCTGACGCTACCTTCGGCACGAAGGGCCTGCCGGTCTACAAGTACAGCTCCAAGGTCGTGACCGTGCCGTGGGAGCTGCTGCAGGATTCCTCGGCCGACATCGAGGGCTTCATCAACTCGCGCCTGCAGTCCCGCCTGGGCCGTGTCACCAACAAGCACTTCACCATCGGCACCGGGACTGGCCAGCCCACCGGCATCATGGTGGCGGCGTCGGTCGGCAAGATCGGCGCGGTGTCGGCGACTGCGGCGATCACCTACGAGGATTTGATCGATCTGGAGCACTCGGTGGATCCCGCCTACCGTGCGAACGGTAAGTGGATGTTCCACGACGACATGCTGAAGCTGATCCGCAAGGTCAAGGACGGCTCGGGTCGCCCGATCTTCGTGCCGGGCTACGAGCAGGGCAATCCGGGCGGCGCGCCGGATCGGCTGCTCAACCGCGACATCGCGGTGAACCAGCACGTGGCCGTGCCGGCGGCCAGCGCCAAGAGCATCGCGTTCGGCGACTTCAGCTACTACAAGATCCGCGACGTGATGCAGGTGACGCTGTTCCGCTTCACCGATTCCGCCTACACGAAGAAGGGCCAGGTCGGCTTCCTCGCCTGGATGCGTTCCGGCGGCAACCTGGTGGACGTCGGCGGCGCGGTCAAGGTGTTCCAGCACGGCGCCGCGGCCTGATCGCCCGAGCGTTGAACCCACGAGCGGCGCCCTCCGGGGCGCCGTTCCCATTTCCAGAGGTGAACCATGTCCAAGACGAAGAATCCGCCGGCTGCGCAGACGACCGGCGGGGCTGCCGAGACTGTCGCAGACACCGACCAGAATGCCGTCTCCGGCGAACAGCAGGCGGCTGGCGAGACCGATGAAGCGCCGCAGGCCGGCGCTGCGGATCAGCTGCAGCAGCACGCAGGCGGCGACGCAGGCGGCGTCGAAGAGCCGGAGGTGCAGAACGCCCCCCCGCAAGCCGGCGCCACGGTGAAGGCCCTGGTCCTGTTCGATTCTGTCTACGGGAAGTGCGGCGAGGTGAAGGACTTCCCGGTGGAGACCGTCGAGGGGATCGCCGCCGCGGGCTACATCGACCCGCACCCGAACGCCATCAAGTCGGCCGAGGCCTGATCCATGTTGCGCCTGGTCGCCGCTGCCACGGCTGAGCCCGTTTCGCTCGCAGAGGCCAAGGCGCATCTGTATGTCACCCACAGCGAGGATGACGGGCTGATCGAGGCCATGATCACAGCCGCCCGTGAGAGCGTGGAGCGGCAGACCGGCTACGCGTTGGCTGCCGCCAGCTACGCCTGGACCCCAGTGGGCGATCGCACGGGGCCGCTGCCGATCGAGCCAGGCACGGTGACCAGCGCCGCCGGAGAGAGCCCGATCCTGTTCGCAACGCAGCCGGGCCCCATCCCAGCCCCCTTGCGCGCAGCGATTCTGCTGCTGGTGGGTGATATGTACGCCAACCGCGAGGCGACCATCACCGGAACCACCGTCGCCGAGCACCCGACCCTGCAGCTGCTGCTGTTCCCGTATCGCCGCGTGCTGCCGTAGGAGCCAACCATGACCACCATCAAGCTGCGGGCCCTGCGCCCGCTGGAGCGCCGTGGGCGCACCATCCACCCGGGCGAGCACTTCCCGGTCGACGCCTCCGAAGCGCCGGCGCTGG